TGCTATCGCAGTAGGCAATGAGGTATATGTTGGGGTAGCAGTGTTGGGTACATCATTAGCTGAATCACACAAACGATACCTTTCACAATTCTCAACTGCTATAATTGCATTAGACCCTGATGCACTACCCAAAATATTATCTTTTGCAAAAGACTTGCGAGGATATGTAAGAGATGTTAAGGTGCTTAGATTGAAAGATGATTTGAAGTACCAACATGAAGAAGACTTTAACCAACTACACGAACTAACCCCAAAGGAGTAACCAACATGGAATTATCATTAATAAGAAGTTTGATGGACAAGGAGTTCTACAGTGAGCATAGAGGTGCTAAGTGTCCTGATAGACTATTCAGTAAAGACGTAAGAAAGATTAAGACTGCCATAGATACTGCTATGGACAGATATGAGAGAACAGTAACACCTGATGAGATTGAAGCATTGTTTATGTCTAACAATCCATCTATGACTACTGCACAGAAACAAGCATATTCAAGTTTGTTTAAACAAATAAAAAAGGAGTTGCCACTTGGAAGTGACATCGCACAAGAAGTATTATCTAAACTGTTTCAGCAAGTTGTTGGCGAAGACATTGCTAATCTTGGCTTTGACTATGTTAATGGTACTAAATCCACACTTGAACCTCTTAGAAATGTTCTTGAGTTATATGCTGATGATTTTACTCCCAATCTAAAAGTTGAGTGGGATGACATAAGCATTGAGACATTACTAGAGAGGAATGACCTTGAAGCTAGATGGACATTTAATATACCTTGTCTAACTAGAAAGGTAGAGGGTGTCAATGCAGGTCACTTGATTGAGGTAGGTGCTAGACCTAATACAGGTAAGACATCTTTCCATGCATCATTGATTGCTAGTCCAAATGGATTTGCTCATCAAGGTGCTAAGTGTATCATCTTATGTAACGAGGAATCTGCTCATAGAGTTGGTGCTAGATACTTAACATCAGCTACAGGCATGACAATGCATCAGATAAAGAAAGACCCAAGTAAAGCACGTGAATTGTATGAGCCTGTGAAAAAGAATATACACATTAAGGATGCATCCAATCGTGACATGGCATGGGTTGAAAGTATCTGCAAGGCATACAAGCCTGACATAGTTGTACTAGACATGGGAGATAAGTTTGCTAGGACAGGTGGCTTTGCTAGAACAGATGAAGCATTAAAAGCTAATGCTATACATGCTAGACAGATAGCTAAACAACATGAGTGTGCTATCTTTTATATGTCACAGTTGTCTGCTGAAGCTGAGGGTAAGATATATCTCAATCAGGCTATGATGGAAGGCAGTAGGACAGGAAAAGCTGCAGAAGCTGATTTGATGGTTCTTATAGCTAAAGATACAGTTAAGAATCCTGATGGTGGCGAGGAAGAAAGTCCTGCTAGACACTTGAATATAGTTAAGAATAAGTTATCAGGATGGCATGGTGTTGAACATTGTGAGTTAGATTACGTAACTGCTAGGTATCAGTAATGCAGAAAGATTTGTTTGGTTTTGAGAAACCTGTTACTGAACCTAGTGATACACTAGTTTGTATTAAGTGTGACATAGAACAACCAATAGACCAATTCAATGCCATGAAGTATGCAAGTTCAGGAGAGGAGAATAAACAAACAGAAATAAAAAGAACCTGTAGAACTTGTATGCGTAATCAATCTTCTCTAGTTAAACAACTAAGAAAGACTAATCCATATCCTGATGAGAATTATTGTTGTCCTATATGTGAAAGAGACATCAAAGAGATAGGGAAATATGGTCAACCTAGATTACAGAATTGGGTATTAGACCATTGTCATGATTCACTTTCTTTCAGAGGTTGGTTGTGCCATCATTGTAATGTTGGTTTAGGTGGATTCTCAGATAACTTGACAAGACTTAAAAAAGCTGTTATATATTTAAGTAAACATAAGGAGAGATTAAATGACTAACTTAACACAAGAAGAAAAATTAAAATCTCAAAGAGAAAGATTAACACGTTGGGCGAATGAGATGATTGAATTAGGGTGTCCATATAGGTCTATAGTTAGAGAAGGACTTCCTTTTACTAAAGAAATGCTACCTGAAATAGAAGAAGATATAATAGATTATCAGGAAGAAGCAAAGAGAGTTGATAAAAATAATTATCATAAAGATTATTACTCCAATACTAATTGGAAAAAGATAAACAGATTAAAAAAACTAAAAGAATTAATATCTTTTGATTTATATATTAAGCCACATGGACATCTTAATTTTGGTTTAGTTGAAATAAATAGAAAATATATAGTAAGCCTTGTTGACAATAATTGGAGAACTGTGTATAAGAATAAGTGGTATAAACATAAAAAAGATTTATCAGACTTTGTTAATAATTATATATTAAAGGATTTTCCTAATGAAATTAACACTTGATGTAGAGAATACAGTTACACATAGAGATGGTAAGTTACATCTTGACCCATTTGAGTCTAACAATAGATTGGTTATGGTTGGTTGTCTTACTGATACAGGCAAGGAATACTTATTCAGAGATAACTTTGATGGAGTACAAGAGTTACTAGACCAAGCGACTATACTCATAGGACATAACATAGTCCATGACTTACTATGGCTATGGGAATGTGGATTAAAGTATGATGGTGCAGTNTTTGATACTATGCTAGTAGAGTATGTGTTACAAAGAGGTAACAAACAACCTTTATCACTTGAAGCATGTGCTAACAGGTATGAGTTAGCTACAAAGAAACAAGACACTATGAAAGAATACTTTAAGAATAAAACACCTATAGATGAGATACCTAAGCAAGAGTTGTCTGACTACTTATCTGCTGACTTAAAAGCAACACAAGAATTATCAGATGTGTTATACAAGAAACTAAACACAGAAGAGTATGCAGGTTTAATGAATACAGTTGTATTAACTAATCGTGTATCTGTTACACTAGCAAAGATATATCAGAATGGATTCACTGTAGATGTTACAAAGTTAAATGACGTTAGAGATGAGTTTGAGAAAGAGAAAGTTGAGACTGAGAAGAGATTAAACATACAAGTAAAGGAATTGATGGGAGATACACGTATTAATCTCAATAGTCCTGAGCAAATGTCTTGGGTTATCTATAGTAGAAAGCCTAAAGATAAACTTGAATGGGCAAATACATTCTCTCCTTACATGGACAATACTGAATACAAAAAGAATGTCAAAGAGAAGTCTGACATAGTGTACAAGACTGATGCACAACAGTGTTCAAGTTGTCTAGGCACAGGCTCTGTAAGAAAGGTTAGAAAAAATGGAACTCCTTATGCTAGAACCAACAAGTGTGATTATTGTAATTCTGTTGGCTACATTTTTGTACCTACTAAAGTGGTAGCAGGACTAAAGTTTACTGCACCTACTGCTAAGTGGGTTAGTGCCAATGGATTTACAGTCAATAAAACTAACTTAGCTACACTACAAGGCATAGCTAGGAAGAATAATTTACAACAGGCAGTTAGTTTCTTAACTGACCTACAAAGACTATCAGCTTTAGATACATACCTGTCATCTTTTGTTGAGGGCATAACTACACACACTAAGCCTGATGGCAAGTTACATGTAAGATTACTACAACATAGGACTGCAACAGGCAGATTCAGTGGTGCTGACCCTAACATGCAGAATATGCCTAGAGGTGGTACATTCCCTGTTAAGAAAGTGTTTGTATCTCGTTGGGAAGGTGGACAGATACTTGAAGCTGACTTTGCACAATTAGAGTTCAGAGTATCAGCATACTTATCACAAGACAAAACTGCAATGAAGGAGATAGAAGATGGTTTTGACGTTCATAGTTATACTGCTAGTGTTATTAGCGATGCAGGTGAGAAGACATCTCGCCAAGAAGCAAAGGCTCATACCTTTGCACCACTCTATGGAGCAACAGGGTTTGGAAGGACACCTGCTCAGGCTACATATTATAAACACTTCACGGAAAAGTACGAAGGAATCGCATTATGGCACTCCAAATTGGCTAAAGAAGTTATAAGCACTAGAAAGATAACTACACCATCAGGTAGACAGTTCTCATTCCCTGACGTTAGAAGAAACTCTTATGGTAAGGTGTCTCACTTTACACAGATAAAGAACTATCCTGTTCAGTCTTTTGCTACTGCTGATATAGTTCCTCTTATACTAATAAACATAGAGAATGAATTAGTAAACTTAAAGTCTTGTATTGTAAACAGTGTGCATGATTCTATAGTCATAGACATACATCCTGAAGAGATACAAAAAGTGATTCATGTTATTAAAATAGTCAACAGTAAAATGATTAATTTAATTAATAATGAGTTTGCATTAGAGTTCAATGTTCCATTATTATTAGAAGCAAAAATAGGTAATAATTGGCTTGACACAAAAGACGTTATGTGATATAACTGAGAAACTTTGATAGAAAGGAAAAAGTATGGTTAATGAAGTTACGACAATAGATACCAATAACTACGCAGATATGGCAAAAGCTATGGGTATCGCAGGTGAAACAGGTTCTGCTGATACAAGTAAAGCAAACCCTTTACCTAGAATGAGATTGCATCATAATAATATTATGGGCATGAAGAAAGTTGGAGATGAAAGTGTAGAAGCAGTAGTCGTTAAGGGTGGTTCATTCAAGCTAGAACGACCTGATATGCCTGTTGTTTATGCTCCAACTGTTGAGATAAGACCTTTTATACAAAGGTTCATGTATAAGAGGTTTGTTAAGAATATGTCTGCTAAAAAGGGTGAGCCTATGGGTACTTATCATAAGACACTTATGGCAGATAACCTTAACTCAGACCTTAAAGACAATCAAGGTAGCTTTAACTGTGGTAAGCCTTCAGGGTATATCAAAGATTTTAAGGCACTACCTGTTGCAACACAGGAAGTTATCAAGCAGATTAAAAGAGTAAGAGTAATCTTTGGTCTAATTGATATGCCTAATGCTACTGACGAGAAAGGTAATAAAGTATCGCTAGATGACAACACTCCATTCATATGGGAAATTGATAATCGTGATGCATTTAAAACAATAGGAGAACCTTTTAATAAGTTTAATCAAACTAAAAGGCTTCCTGTTCAGCATTACATTCAGTTGACTAGTGAAGAGAGACAGTTACCTAGTGGTTCATCTTTTTACTTACCTAACTATTCTTTAGACTTACAGAAGACTGTTCAAGTAACAGACGAAGACCAAAATACTTTCATTAATTTCATGGCATGGATAGATAACTATAACAGTTATATATTTAATGAGTGGGAGATGAAAGCTAAAGCACCTGTTAGTCAAGAAGACAAAGACATTGTGAATGATTTCATTGATGTGGATGTTGAAGAAGAGGTAGCATAGTGAACCATCCTGCTGAAATGATGATTCATCAGTATCTTGAAAATGCCACAAGTGGTAAGTCTGCTATGAGCCAAGAGAATATTGAGCAAGTAGCTACAGACATTAAAGATGCATTGAATCGTCAGTTCAANACGAAGCGAGAAGATAAGTTTAGGTTACGTATGTCTAATATAGGTAGACCCTCATGCCAACTTTGGTTTGAGAAGAATAAACCTGAGACTGCGTTACCTAAACCTACTACCTTCGTAATGAACATGATGATTGGTGACATAGTTGAAGCAGTATTTAAGGCAGTACTAAGAGAAGCTAATGTTAAGTTTGAAGACACAGACAATGTAACACTTGAACTTGATGAGGATACTAAAATATCAGGCTCTTATGACTTAGTTATGAATGATTCAGTTGATGATATTAAGTCTGCATCTGATTGGTCATACAAGTATAAGTTTGATTCATATGAATCTTTACATTCAGGTGATAGCTTTGGTTATGTTGGACAACTAGCAGGTTATGCTAAGGCATTAGGTAAGAAAGCAGGTGGTTGGTGGGTACTTAATAAAGCCAATGGTCTGTTCAAGTATGTTCGTGCTCACATTGACATGGACAAGGAGCTTGATAAAATAAAGAAGAATATCAAGGCAACTGAATCAAAGGAACTAGTCAGATGCTTTGAACCTGAGCCTGAAACATTTAGAGGTAAACCTACAGGAAACATGGTACTGAATAAGAACTGTACATTTTGTTCATATAGACAATCTTGTTGGGATGGTTTGAAAGAACTACCTGCACAAATGTCTCAAGCTAAAGAACCTAAGATGGTTCAATATATAAAATTGAAAGGAGAGTAGCATGAGTAAATCACTAGATGAACTAAAAGAAAATATAGAAGAAATGGAAAAGCAATTAGCTGAAGCCAAAAAAGAGTATCGTGAAATGCGTACAGCAGGTTTGCGTGATGCTATGGAAGCTAGAAAGGTAGCTGACGAAGCTGTAAAGGAAGAGTTGAAAAACTTGGGATACACACCTGCGTATAATCCTTTTAATGGTATAACGTGGCGAAACTTCTAAGTGTCTCCTCATAA